CTGTTGCGATGTGCCCCGGCAATCATTGGCGCTGGACTGAAGACGAAGGGCGCAAGCGGGTAACCAATTCCGCGCTGGTACGCATCCTGAAAAGGCCCAATAGCTACCTGTCGATTTCCGATTTCCTGATGAATGCTGTGCGCCAGCTTTATCTTGAAGGTAACGCTTACGCTCTGGTCATTCGGAACGACCGTTTTGAACCTGCAGCGCTTCATCTGATGGATTCGCGCCAGTGCGCTGCGCAACTTTCGGTGACTGGTGAGATATTCTATCACCTTGGCGGCAACCCGATAGTTGATAAGATTTACGGCGAGCGGCTCATCGTTCCTGCTCGCGATGTCCTGCACATTCGCCTTCACACGCCCCGCCATCCGCTGGTGGGCGAGTCTCCGATTGCTGCTGCCGCATTGCAGTTGTCTGCAGGCAATGCAGCATTGAATCAGCAGGTTAGGTTCTTTCTCAATCAATCTCGCCCGTCCTTTATTCTGACGACCGATCAGGTGCTGAAAAAGGAACAGGTTCTGGAACTCCGCCAAAGCTGGAACGAGCAGGCGAAGGGAATGAACAAAGGCGGGACCCCTATCATGACAGCCGGTCTGAAGGCCCAGCCAATCGCTTCAAATGCGAAAGACTCAGAACTGGCTGACATTTTGAAGATGTCTGACGAGGCCGTGGCGCATGTCTTCCGTGTCCCCATGCAGATCCTCGGCAGTTCGGAAAAGACGCCTTACGCTTCGACCGAAGCACTCATGAACTCATGGCGCGCTGGTGGCCTGGGTTTTGCATTGAACCATATCGAAGAGGCCATCGGCAACCTGTTCAAGCTTGGCGGACAGCCGGACGAATATCTTGAGTTCGATACCAGCGCTCTGCTGCGTTCCGAGTTCAAAGAGCGTGTCGAAGCTTGGGCAACTGGCGTCAAGGGCGGTATCTTTGCCCGTAACGAAGCGCGGCACGATTTCGAACAGGCACCGGTCAAGTATGGCAGCGAGCCTTGGGTTCAGCAGCAGGATATTCCCTTGTCCGTGGCTGGTGAGAATTTCGACAATCCGCCTGCACCAGTCCCTGCCAATGAAAACGAGCAGGCCGACAAGGCTTTGATGACTCTTGAGAAGGGGCTTGCCTAGATGTTCGACGGTGAAGCCTTCGGGCGTCAAATGACCGGCATTGTGCGGGATTATGTGGATCGCAAGACAGGCGAACTGCAGGCCCGCATCGCTGAACTTGAGAATGAACTTTCAGTGCGCAATGCCGAACACCGTGCGTTCATGGCCGAACAGCGCGAGACGCTTTCGCAGTTGAAGCGGGATGCTGAAGAGAAAATCGCCAGTGTTCGCGATGGCCGCGACGGGATCGACGGGCTGAATGGCAAGGATGGCGCGCCGGGTCCCCAAGGTCCGGTCGGCGAAAAGGGTGATACAGGCCCTATTGGACCGCAGGGTCCTCAGGGAGACATCGGCCCGCAGGGTGAGGCTGGACCACAAGGTCCGGTCGGCGAAAAGGGTGATACTGGCGAGATAGGCAAGCAGGGTCCTGCCGGTGAACGTGGCCGCGATGGCAGGGACGTTGACGAAATCCTTGTCAATCAGGACGGCAAGACGGTCGAGTTCACTTTCAAGCTGGGCGAGATCCATACCATTTTTGAAGTAGAAATGCCGGAAGGGCCGCAGGGTCCAGAAGGGCCAAAGGGTGCGGACGGGAAAGACGCTTACCCCGGCGAGGCCAAGGGCCTGCATGATCCGAAAGCCGAATATCGGGCAATGGATGTTGTCAGCTTCAACGGTTCGGAATGGCGGGCGAAGTACGACAATCCAGGCGAACTCCCCGGCCCCGGCTGGATGCTTTCGGCCACCAAGGGAAAGCGCGGCGAACGAGGCGAGAAGGGTGAGGCTGGCAAGGACGGCGCATCCATTGTCGCTCAGTATACGAAGGGCAATTCACTCGTCACGACACTGAGCAACGGCGAAGAGATTTCGACCACGCTCCCCATTTTTAATGAGGCGCAAGACTGATGGCCGACAACATCACCGCACCAGCTGCAGGATCGGTTCTTGCGACCGATGACATTAGCGGCGTTCACTATCCGCGCACCAAGATCAGCATTGGCGCAGACGGTGCGGCATCTGATGTTTCGACATCCAACCCGCTGCCGGTCAGCGGCACCTTCTGGCAGGCAACGCAGCCTGTCTCGCTGGCAGATCCTGTAGAGGTCACTGGCGAGTTTTACCCTGCTACGCAGCCGGTATCGGGCAATGTCGGTGTGACCGGTTCTGTCGCAGTCACCGGCACCTTTTGGCAGGCCACACAGCCCGTTTCCATTGCCAATCCCGTTGCAGTGACCGGGACTTTCTATCCGGCCACGCAGCCGATCAGCGCGGCATCGCTGCCATTGCCCACGGGCGCAGCGACCGAGACGACTTCGGCGCGCACGACGCCTGCAGGGCGCTGGGCGGCAATTTCGCCGGGGGCGTCCACCCTTTCGCCTGTTCCGAAGGCTGTCTGGGTCAATCAGGCCTGCACGGTCACGATGGAAGGTTCGGACAGCATTGCTGCCACGTTCACGATGACGAGCGCTGGCCCGCTTCCTGGCAGGCCGACCAAAATCACCGCTGTCAGCACCGGCACGGTTATCGGTCTTTACGATTAAGGATCTGGCCTGATGCTCGCAATCTACGCCGCCTTGGGATTGCTGGGCGAGGGCGAAGCGCCTGTCACGCCGACGCTCGATCTGGCGCTTGCAAAGCGGTATTTGCGCAAGCCTTATGACGACGAAGATCTGGAAATACAGGTCTGTCTAAACGCGGCAATTAGATGGATTGAGAACCACACCGGAAAGCTTCTGACAAGGCGCGAGGTTGAGCAGGAGGCAAGCTGCTTCAGTGCACACATGCCGCTCTTCTACGGACCCAAACCCGCAAGCCTTTCGATTGACTATACTGACATAGACAACGCGCCGCAGACCATTGCCGATGCCATGATTGTTCGGGATCGGATCTATCCCGCATCAACTTGGCCGCTGATTGCGACGAATACCCCCATTACCCTGACCTACACCGCAGGCTTCGAAATGGTGCCCGACGATTTGGGTATGGCAGCTTTGATGCTGACCGCACACTACGAGAAAAACCGTGATGCCATCAGCGTATCTAACACCAATCCAAGTGAACTGCCCTTGGCGGTCAGGGACTTGTGTCGGCCATATATGGCGATGGGCGTATGAATGCGGGGGAATTTGACAGGCTAGTCCGTATTGAGCGGAAGGTAGCCGACAATTCGTTCGATGGTGCCGGTTCTGAAGAATGGGAACAGGTCGCTGAGGTTTGGGCCGACATCCAAGACAAACTGCCGAGCCGTGGCGAGCGACTGGCTGACGGGCTGAACATCGCAACCCGGCCTTCGCGTGTTCGGATCTACTACCGCACGGATATTACCGCAGCGATGCGGGTGCTCGTTGGCGGAACGATTGGCGGTGAATGGGTAACTGAACGAACGGCGCATATTGTGACCCCGCCTGCGGAAGTGACCGGCGAGGGCCGCCGCCGCATGATTGAGTTCATGGTGGAAGACTACAGCACCGCAGGCAACGCCTGATGCCAACGGTAAAGGGCAAAACGGACGTAAAGGCATATTTTGCCGCTATCCCGCCAGCCCTTGAAGAGAAGATTTTGCGCGGCGCAGCGAGGCGGGCGGCAAAGGTCATTGCGGACGAGGCCAAGCTGCGCACTCAATCAAGCGAAGTCAGGGATTCGATCAAGATCGAGACCAGACCCGCCGAGCAGGGCAGGGTCGTGTCCAAGGTTAAGACGCAAGGTCCGGGGGCTTATCTCGCACCTTGGGAAGAATACGGCACCGCGCCGCATTACATCTCAGTCGATGACAGCCAGCGTAAAGGCATGAGCGTGGGCCGGATCAACCGCAAGGCGAAAGAGGGCGTGCTGGTCATCAACGGCGAGCCGGTCGGCAAGACCGTGCTGCACCCCGGCGCTCGTCCGCATCCGTTTTTGCGTCCTGCGCTGGATCTGAAGGCCGGTGAAGCGATTGCCGAGGCTCAAGCCTACATCAACACCCGATTGGCGCGCGAGGGCATTGGCGGGGCCGAGGTGCCGGAGGGCGACGAAAATTAAGCCGCTTCGCGTCGCTGCATTGTGGTTAGACTGACGCGGATAGTGGTGTTGGGTGTGTCGCCGCCAAAACTCGAAGGGCAGTGCAGAGTGCATTCCCCGCCAGCTTTAGCAGTTGAGTGCAAGAGCGGAAGGTTGGCTTTAGCAATCTCAATTGAGCGCTCTGGTGTGATCCCAATAGCGCAGAGTTCCATGGTGAATAGGATTTCACGGTACATGCGCTCATCGTATGTTGCCTGTTTGCCTCGCCCCGTATTGGACCCAACAGGCCAGCCGATCCTCTGAAGGTGCTTTATGCGCCCCAGAAAGGCCGAATGCTGCTCAGGCGGGATGCCGTAGTGTTTGACAAGCCTATTTGCCACTTCCTTAAAGTACATTGCCATCCTTTCTAGCCTTAATTTCTAGGGTCAAAGAAAGAGCATTATTGGCCTAATGTCAATAGATATGATGAGGTGACGACGAATGAGCGGAGTCTCCATCATCGGCGCGCTTTTGGGTGCCGACCCAAGCATCACAGCCACGATCAAGGCCGGGCAGCTTCCAGATGGGGTTGCGCTTCCTGCGTTGCTGGTCCGGTCGGTCAGCATGGTTGAGCGGGTCACGCTGACGCGCGGCAATTACGTGCGCGTGAAGGAGCGGGTTTCGGTCACCGTTCGGGCGGCAAGCTATCGGGAACAGCGCAGTCTTTTGAAGCTGGCACGCGATGCCTGCGCCGGGGAGTTCGGCACCATCGCCGGTTTTGAGAATGCTTCGGTGATTAACGCCGGAACGGGGCCTGATGTGATCGGGCCGGGAAACACCTTTGAACAGACACAAGACTTCATGACCAGCTTTAACGAGCCGGTCTGAGCAAAAGGAGAATGAGAATGGCCAAGATGATCAAGGCGGTTCCGGTCAAGGATTTCAGGGACTCGGGCACCAAGAAGAACTTCACCAAGAGCAAGACGGCTGAGTTCACCGAGGGTGAGCATTCCAACTATCTCTACGCAGGGCTGATCAAGCCTTCCGAGGCCGAGAAATCGGCCTGAACCAGTTACCCGACCGCGCGGGTATTTTCGCCGGATCATCCGGCTCGCCACCATAGGAG